TGGTCTTAGAATAGCTTCCAAAGCTGAATACAACGGTATGTGTAAAGCTGTCACTTTTACGGCTGATGTTGACCGTAACGACATTGGTTCCGTTCACGCTTACGGAGCTTGTCACGCTGCTAATGCTGGATGCCCTTGCAATGGTGTTAAACGTGCCGTTTCCGCTTGCCGTAATGTTGCCGTAGTAAGTCCCCGACAGGGTAACATTGATACCCGCCGTTGCCGAAAAAGCACAGGTTTTCGTGCCGTCTGATGCATGGGCAACCGTGACCGTTTTTGTATAGATGGTTTTGGTCTGGTTGCCAGACAATGCAGCCGTGAAGGTAAAGCTGTATTTCGTCCCGTTGATGGTCAAACTGCCGCTTTTGCTTGCGCTGCTGTTGATGGTGTAACTGCTGCCCGTGGAAACAAGCTGCACCTTTGCTGTAACGCTGGATGTGTTGTTTGCGACTGATTGAGAGGTGACCTCCCATGCAATTTGCAACCGATAGCCCGTCCTGATTGCTTGCTGTATAGTGCCTGATGCTGCCATGCTCCCGCCCCTTTATCATTTTCGTGGGGTCAAGAAAATGACCTATCATTCCGTAAATAAAGCAAAAGGCGATTTCCTTTAATTAAGCCGCAAACTACGCTAACTAAATAAAGCCTTTTTTAGTTAGATTTTTTGAAAGAGAGATTGCCATTTGCCCGTGGCATAAATGCAAAGCTGCCCAGTTGCAGGCTGTGCAAAAATTGCGCATCTGTAACATACAGTTTTCGATTGCTGAAATAAGCCACTTCCGCACCATCCTGCAAGAAGGATATGCGGTCATTGGCTATCACCAATTCAAGCTCGTTACCAACCTCACCCAGCAGAATCTTACCGTCCACAAATCTAATAAATTTGCGGATTTCTTCAAATTCTGCATCCGTTCCAGCCGCAACAGCCGCAATGTCTGCGCCGAACTGCTCAAATTGGATGTCGAAGCTGCCCTTTGTCAAGCTCAGTTGTGTGCTGACTTCCGAAACAAGGGCTTCCGTATCTTCCTTCAAAGAATAACTTTCCGCAACCTTCGCCGTGATGTCCTCTGCACTTTTGGTGATGGATGATTCAAGATTCTGTTCCAGATTGTAAACAATTTCAGATGCATCATTAACAACCACCCATGCCGCCGTTTCCGTGTCATACCGCTTCAGTGCTGGCGGTTCTGCGCTTGTATCCAGCCACATATAAGTAGTTGCCGTTGGTGCTGTTGCACTCTGTACCACCGTATGCAGAAGGGCATTTGTAGCCCTGTTATAAGCCGCTTTTGCCGCTTCATAACTGGATGACAAGGACACGGACGAATACAGGAAGGATTCATCACTGAACACCGTGCAATCCACCGTGTACAGGCTGTTGGTGCTGCCTTCGGTATATCCCGGTTCGGTATCATCCCACGCACTTGCAGGTGGAAAGGTTGTCGGTTTTGAAGGGATAGCCGCCGTGGATGACTGAAGCAGATAATACCGATATGTTGCAAGCACATCGACCACGCTTGAAAGCGTAATCTGCCCCGCCGCTTTTACAGCCATAGGTCATCCCTCCAACTGTGCTACATAGCTTGCTTTGTGGCTCACATCCCCTGCATCAATGGTCAGCGTTGCACCCGTTCCAACCGCCGTTTCAGCACCATCCTTGTACCATTTGATAGTGCCAAGTGCTGCAATTTGGGTTGCATTCAGTTCCGCACCAGCTTTGTACACATGGGCAGTCAGCACCGTTTCAATGGCACTGTTTTTGAAGATTGTGCCATTGCTGGATGTGATGGACAGCGTGATTGCATCAGCACCAGCATCACCAGTCGCACCCTTCGCACCCGTGGAGCCAGTAAAGGCAATCGTGAAGGTAAATTCCTTTGTAATGGTAATATCCCCGATGTGGACAGGAATTTTGATGACACCGCCCGTTGTAACGCTCGTGGTAACGGAGATAGTCAAAGTAGGCGATGTGGCGTTGCTATCAGAAGAAACCGTCACGCCTGCTGGCTTTGTGATTTCCGATACCGTAACACTGCAAGCTACCTGTGTTGCACCCTGCAAAGCAACAATCTGTGTGGTTGTCGAACCCGCTTTGGCTGCATTGGTCGAACCTAAGAAAGCATGCGTTTCAGAAGTCAGAATAACGGAATAAGCGTCCGTTACATCAACGATGGAAATTTGGTCTACCGATTTGATTGCCATAGATAATCTCCTTTCTTTGTAATCATTCCGTTACCAGTTGACATTTGAAAACAACCTTTGTATCCACATCGCTTGGTGAGAGCGACAGTGAAAAACCTTCGTCAGATATACGGCTGTCAGTTGCCAATATCGTCCCGAAGGTTTCTTCCCCCATGCGTTGCCATTGCCATTCCAGATAGGCATTGCTCCCGAACTCAGCCATCATAGAAGCCGCATCCGTGATGGTTTTCCCACCCTTGAAGATAACAACCTTTAGAGTGGTGGAAACCTCGCTGTTTTTAAATACTGTTCCCCGGCTGGAATCAATCCGCAAGGTTACAGCATCTTGACCATCCCGTCCATCTTTTGGTATGTGAACAATCGTTTTGCTTGTTTTGGATGAGAATGTGTCCAGCAACCCGCCCAAGGTCAGCTTATTTGCAGCCGGATTCAGCAGTGAGATTGACAGCTTACTAACCCGGAAAAGCTGATTTATGCCGTGGGGCTGGCTTGTCACCCGTACCTGTGTTCCAAGGTGGAAGGATGAAAAAGCCGTGTCCACTGTAGCAAGGTCAGCCGCCGTAAGCTCAATGGTTTCTGGCAGGTTGACAAGTTCAGCAAGATGTGCTTTCCCCTTGGTCAACAGGTTTTGTGGCTCCGTTACATCGTCAAAAGTGACCGTCTTGACAATAGACCCATACTGTGCTTGTGCATCCTCATCAACGATGTAATCAAGCCCATTGTTCACGCTTTCGATGGTCAGCCGGGTATCGGTTTCCTTGTCCTCTGCATCCCTCAGTTTTGCACCAAGGGGAATGACCGCCGTTGCAATGTCAGCCCCTTTTCGGATGCGTTTCAAGTCAAGCAGGTTGCGCCCAAAGGTGATAGCCTGAGAGGATAGCAGGTTAATATCTTGCAAGTAATCAATATAGTTGATTTTCCCTTCATGGCGAACCACGATATAGCCGCCCAGCAGGTCAATCAACTTCTTTTGAAGCTCCGTCCATGTGTCGGTATGGTCTATGTTTGAACGTACAATGTAATCATTTGCATCTGTAACGGTCACATTTCCCACAGCGAACCGCTTTGACGCTTCCACCTGCTCATTGTGCCGGGTGATAAGCAATTCAAGGAACCCAGCCACCGTGCCGCTGTAGTCGTAAGGTCGCTGGATGCTATCCAGCAAAAAAGACAGTTCGCCTTCACAGGTAACCGTCTTTTGCTTATGCCATCCAATAGTGTCATCCAGCACCCTGCCCCTAAACAGCAGATAATCATCCTGATGAACCGTGATAATGCTTTTCAGCTTGTTAATCAGGTTATAACAAGGATGATCTGGCAGCAGTCCAAATGTAAAGGAACCTGTTTTGTTTTCCTCAAGCTCCACGGCAGGGTTAAGCAGCTTCAAGTTTTCTAACTTATCGTTATACAGGGTTAAGCCGTCACAATACACCCGGTACATTACATATCACCTTCCTGCCATGCGAAAGTGATACTGCCCGTACCTGTCACCGTAACAACGTTATCCCCTTGTACCAGTTCCAAGTCTGGCAGGATGTAGCTTCCTGCGCTGTTCGTCCATACGCCATCACCAAAGGCAATGGTCATAGCTGCTGTGGTTGTGATGGTTGGCACTGCACGTTTGCGCCCGTTTGTCAATGTAATTGTTTCTGTGCCGTCTATAGCCCGTGTTACAACGGTTTTGCTTAGTTTGTACTTGTACGGCTCACAGTCACAGTCAACCGTAATTGTGCCTATGCCTTTTTCATCGGTATAGCTGGATACATAGCACCGCCCCACATAGTAAAATCCGGGGTCATCGTCAAGGATGATCCGCAGCTTTTGACCATGCAGGGCGTTTTTAACCATGCTGTATTTAGTTAGGGAATCATTCCGGGTTATGCTGGTGAATGTGAATTTGTGTGTCACATCACCATAATTCGGCCTGCCGAAAACCTCTGTCAAATCAATGGAGCCGTCTGCCCCTCCGATTTCCAGTTTGTTTTCCTTGACAGGTGGTGCGCCGATTTCTTTCTTGCTCAGGATCAGATTCAAGTCCCTGTATGAGTGCAAGCCCCCGAAAGCGATTCCCTTCACCTATCAGCCCTCCTTACACAGGGTAAGCTGCACGGCTCCGTTCGCAGCCGTTCGGGAAAGGCCAATCAGGCGATTGAAACCCTCAAACCTCTTGTTCCCTTGGGTATCGGATTCCCTTTCCAGCCATTCAAGGCCGTCAAATTCTTCTGCAATCTCATGCAGTGGGCGGTCATCCCGCAACTGGGCGAACAGTTGTCCGCTCGTCAGGGATGCAACATCCACCCAATCAACCTCATACGTTTTCCCCTTGCTGGTGTTCAGCGTCATTTTCCATAGCCCCCTTTTCCTGTACTTCCTTGATGGTTTCCAATAGGTTTTTCAGCGTTTGGATACAGCCCAAAAGCATATCCATGTTTTCCTCACCGTTCACGCTGATTTTGTTTAGCGTGATAATCAGGCTTTTAACAATTTCCTGCACGGTTTTCCCTCCTTAGTTGCCAAGATAAGAAATAGAGCTTGTAGAAGGATTTGCGCTAACGCTTGTTACATAATTGATGACAACGGTATTCCCGTTTACATCCTTGACGGATACAATGTTTTTTTCTTGCGTTATGTTGACGGATGTTACATACCGCTTTTCCTTCCAGCTAACAGCGGTATTCTGGTACAAAAGCGTACCCGTACAGTTGACCATTGTTGCTTTCAACACCGATGCTTCTGCAACGCCGCTGAAAAATTTATTGATTGTGGCGATTTCTGCCGCCAATGTGCTGGCAGTAACATAGCCGGAAAGATTAACCTTGTTTGCTTGGATGGTAATGCTTTCTGCCGTCTGATTGATGGAGGAAATAACACCGTCCTTGCTCACCTTGGAACTGATCTGGTTGGCCTGTACCGTCAATGTAGCTTCTGCCGTGCTTACCCGCCCGGTCAGTGCATCCACCGTTTCAATACTTGCCTTCGTGATAACAGCAGCATTCAAGCCATCAATGGCAATTTCAGCCGTGCTGGTACGGTTGGTCAGGTTGTTAATCTCACCAGCAGACAACAGGATTTGTGCGTTGGCTTCGTCCACGCTGATCCTTGCCCAGCGGAGGATTTCTTGCAGTTCATCATTGACGCTTCTTCGTCCACCGCCGCCACCTCTGCGCCCGGACATGTTGTCAACTTCTTCATCCGTGTCAACAACGTTATCCGTAAGCGCACGGGGCTTTTCGCCAAAGGTGTATTCTGTATTTTCCGGGTTCAGCAGGTCAATAACAATCCGGCTGCACACCATCCACAAATCAAGGCCGTTAGGATCAGATACAATGTGTACCCTGTCCCCAACCTTGATTCTGCTAATGTCACCATCTACAAAGTGCATATCAATGGCCTTTAGCGTCAAGGTTTGCAAAGCAACACCTGTTTTCAGATGTTCCCGCCCCTTCTGCAAAAGCTCCGATGCGCTTTCAATGTGGTTCCATGTGTAACTTCTTTCAATCCTGCCATACAGTGCAACGGCAGCGTCATCTTGGATGTACTCAAGCCCGTTATTGACACTGGCAACCGTCAACGGGTCTGTTTGCTCGCCGTTTTCATTGATCTGCACAGCACCAAGTGGATACAGCACCGTGAACACATCTTCTGCGCTGATTTTGTCCCTCAGTTCAAGCAAGTTCACGGCAAACTTGATTTCCTGCGAATTATTACCGCCGTACTGTTTTACCCAGTCCAGATAATGTGTATTGCCAACGGTTCTATCCCGCAAATAGCCACCGTATGCACCAAGCAGCTTGCTTTCAATTTCGCCGTTTGTGTCTGTATAGTATTTGCTTTCCACCGTTACCGTTTCGGATGCGGAAACAGCATCAACTGTGCCAACCGTGAACCGCATAGGTGCTTCCACTTTTGCGTTATGGTTGGCAATCAGTTTGCTAAACAGTCCATGCACCGTGCCGCTATAGCTGTATGGTGCAATCTGGCTGTCAAGTAAAAAGCTCTTTTGCCCTTCACAGTAGGTTGTTTGCTGGTTGAAGCCGTCCTTTTCCGTTTCTGTTACTCTTCCACGAAAAAGCTGTTCGCCGTCCTGCTTAACTGTAATAATGTTTTTAAGGTTTTTCAGTTTTCCATTTTTCACGTTGCCGGGAGGAAGGACGAAACTGAGTGACCCGGCAGCGTTAATATCAAGTGTCAGCTTTGGATTCAGCGCAATGTGCGCCACTTCCTCAGCCGTGGTTGAAAACATCAACTCACCGTCCGCATGGATTGTATAGCCCATTACAAAGACCTCCCTTCGCCATAACGAAGGTACTTGTAAGGCTCAAGCTGGGCAGAAAGGACAATAGTTGCTGTCTTTTTGTCGCTCTCCCATTCGTTCACAGCAATACGGCCTATCCAATAATAATTGGGGTCATCGTCCAATACGATTTTCAGCCGCTTGCCGTGTAGCTCATTCAGAATGGCAGCATAAACGGCAGACCATTTCGATCTGCCGCCAGCAACGAAAAATTCAAATTTTCCCTCTCGCATCCCGTAATGGACTTTACCTGTCAAACTCTCGGTCAGGTCAATGACCGTATCGCTTCCCGGTACTTCGATCAGCTTTGTCTTCGGTTCGGGTGGGCTGATGTAAGGCCGTTCTTTCAGCAGCAGCCCAAACGCCCGGTAACTGTGTTTAATGCCAAAGGTAACGCCCCTCATTAGCCATTCCTCCTTCCTTTGCGGGTTGCAATAGCACCAAGCCCCGCATCAATCGCCGGGAGCATTTGTCCAACCATTACGCCACTTTCCAACACTACCTGATGACCGTTTGCAGTGTTGGCTACGACTTGGCTCATAATTGACATAAGACCATCCAGTTTAGCTTCCAAACGGCTTGTATCGCCCATGCCGCCACCATTGCGCCAAACAGAAGCGTTGGTAGCATTCAAAACAGCTTCGTCTTTGTGAAGGATTGCTCTGTACCCATCGAAAGGAACACGGTCTAGGCCGTCTGCGTGGCTACCGTCTGCGCTGGGCATCACCGTACCGCCGCTGTTCACATATGTTTCCAAACCCGAATAGTCAGGAACAAGGCTTACCGTTGCTTCAAGCCCCATTTCATCAAGCTGGCCTTGTAGCTCCGTTTCCGCTGTTTCGTCAAACCATGTATCCTCAATGGTAATGCTGTAATCACCTTCTGAAAGGGCGGTAGATACATCGTTTCTAAACTCATCAATTGCAGCCTGAGAAAGCCCAGCCGCTTTCATGGCTTCGACTTCGGGAGTTGTATCAAAGCCGCCATCATATGCATACAGGTAATCGTATGCAGCATCTTTCTGCGCATCCGTCCACCCGGCATACTTACCAGCGTTCCTTTCTGCAATGGGCTTGTTTTCATCAATTCCAGCAATAAATTCTTCGTGTCGCTCGTCATAAGTCCCAGCCATCCACATGATAAATCCAGCGATAGCCGAAAGGGCAGTCAGGATAGGATGAGTGGCAAGCCCAATGCCAGCAAACGCAAGTGCGATTGCTGTTAGTGTTCCAGTTAGTGCGCCTTCGTTCTCGACAATCCACTTGAAAACTTCAATAGCACCGTCAAAAAACGTGCCGGAAACCTCTCCGGCAATCTCGCCCAGTTTTCCGAACACTTTTTCAAGCACTTCTGGATTGTCTTGACACCATTGCAAAAATTCAGACAGCTTTTGAACGATAGGCAAAAGCACTTCTTCCAGAATTGGTTGACCTACGATTGCTTGGAAACGTGTCCACAGGCTTTCAAGGTTCTGCATCTGGTTAGCATACGACCAAGCTTCTCTTTCAGCCTGACCCGTTATGCCGGATTCTGCAAATTGCCGCTTTGCTTCGTTCAAACGTGCAAACTGTTTCGTTGCTTCGTCAAGCTGTGACCATTCCTTTGTATCGCCAATCAACCCTTGTTCCAATGCCCGTTGTGCCATCTGCGTATCATTGGCAAACAGGCCGATTGCTTCACCGCCCTCATAACTGCCGTTGATAAAACTGTTTAAGTGGCTCATAGAATCGTCCAGTGAACGATCCCAAAAAGCTGCTGCATCAGAAGCCATTAGCAAGCCATCGGACGCTAAATCAGTTGCTTCATCAATGCCATAGCCAAGCCCCTTGAATTTGCTTGTCAACGAAGTCATGTATGGCGTTAATCTGCTTGTAACAACGCCCGTTTGGTCTGCAATATGCTGCATCTTCGCTTGTGCATTGTCAGAGTAATCACCCATGATCTGTTCAAAGGCAGATTCTTCTGCCGAAATGGTTGCATACGCTTCTACACAACCATTTGCAAAATCCTTCACCTTATCCAGCGAAAACACAAGCGCAGCCGTGGCGGCTATATTTCTAAAATGTTTTTGTACCTTCTCCGAAAAAACAGATGTTTTTTCGCTTGTATCGTTTAACGTGGCTTCAACGCCGCTTGCATCAATGGCGATTGTGCCAAGCAGCTTGAAAACTTCTGTCATTTCGTTCACCTTCTTTTTGTGGTGCTGAATCGTTCCATTTCAAACATTGCCTATATTTGGTTCTGTTCATAAAATGGAAAAAAGGAGGTAGAAAACATGAAAAATGCATCACGTTTCCTTGTTGTTTTGTTGGTTGTTATGCTTTTCGTTCCTTGTGCTTTTGCTAAGACATACGCAGATTTGCAGGAAGAAGCAAAGACAATGTTTGCTAATCACACAGACGAAAATCTTGTTGCATTATATGAATATGCAAAAATCGAAATGGAACGCAGAGGACTGCAACCATTAGGGATTGTAAACCCGGAAAAGGAAACAACTGTACCACCCGGACAATATACAGTCGGCAAAGACATCCCGGTTGGTGCGTATACAGTTAAAAGCGCAGGAACGTTTTTCGCCTTGATGTACATTTATTCTCCATCTGGAAGCCTTGTTGCTACTTACAACGTAACACCTTCAACTAACATTGGAAAACTTGACCTTGAAGAAGGGCAAACACTTCAATTTACAGGTGATACGCTCACCTTTTCGCCATACAAAGGCCTTGGATTTTAACAACAAAGAGGAACGGCAACCGCCGTCCCTCTTTTTTATCGCACGTTCCCACGCTGGGCATATACCAGCCTGTCAGCAAGCCCGGTATCCACCGCAGGAAGCAACTGCCCAACCAGTGCATTTCCATCAAGGGTAATATCACGGGGCATGATCTGGCGTAGCAAATCCCGCAAAAGCTCATTCTGTTCTATGATGATTCTGCCAAGGTTGCCATTCTCATTCTTTACAGCAACCGTGACATATTCCATCAGCTTAGATACAGGCGATACAACTTCTGCCCCAGCTTCGCCTACACCCTGTAAGCCTTGCCGGGTATTGAAGATGGTTGGCTTGTTGAAGATAACGCCGTCCGCATTCCACTTTACATCAAAGGACGGGAGCTTGCCTTTGCCAGCGATACCATAGGGAGCCTTGCCGCCGCTGACACTGATTTTCGGTATCTTGAAATTGCTGAAAATCTTGCCAATACTTAGCGGGAACAGCCCTTTGATTTTGTCAATCGCTTTTTTCACTGCTTGCCATGCGCCGTCAATCTTATCTGATATGGATTTCTTAATATCTCCGAACCACTTTCCCACATTGGATACAACGCCTTTTAGGTCATTGAATTTGTCTTTGATCCACTTGACAGCAGATGAACAGGAAGATTTAATCTTGTCCCAAAGTTTGATCCAGAAGTTGCGGAAGCTCTCATTGTTCTTCCAGAGCGTTATAAACGCCGCTACAAGGCCGATAACAAGGCTTACAATCAAGCCTATAATATTTGCCTTCATTGCCGCATTGAGCAGCAAAATAGCCGTTCTAACGCCAATTATCGCTGCCTTTGCCTTGCTCATGATGGATGACCATTTCAGAATCACAACAAAGGACGCTGCCGATGCAGCAGCACCAACGATGGCCGCTTTCCATTTGTCAACCGTGCTTTTGTTGTCCTGCATCCATTTCTTTGCGTCCTTGACCTTTTTTATCAGGTTTTCAAGGTGGGGGATAGCAGCCGTTACCATATCAGCAACAGCGTTTTTGACTACCGTTAGAATAGGCTCGCCAACCCGCCCAAACTCCGCAAAAGCATCCGTTAGCCGTTCCTGCGCTTTCCGGGCTTCCATCACATCCCGGTTTGTTGCCTGATACTGTGTAGCTGCATCCCCGTAGGTGTCTTTCAGCGTTTTCATGATCAGGTCTTGCCGTTCTTCCTCAGTGGTGCATTTCTCAAGTTGAGCGTTGAAATCGTCAACCGTGATACCTGACCATTCCAGCGCATCCGCAAGGGAGCCTTGCACTTCACCAAGGGAAGCCGTGTGATTGACCGCTTCAAACAACCCTTCAAGGGGAAGGCTTGCACCGTATGTGGCAAAAATGCCCGTGCCAATCTCCGTTAAGGTGTTCATTTCCTTTTCGTTATCAGCTATCAGTGCAATATGTTGCGCAGCTTCTACGGCCTGTTCGGTATCACCAAGCACCGCATTCAGTTCTGAATAGGTGTTCTTTGCTTCTGTAGACGAATGCCCGGATGCCTGAAAGGCACTATCCAATAGCCCCATTTGCGCCCGGTATTCTCTTGTACCTTCAATGGCTGCAATCCATGCGCCGCCCAAAGCAACACCAGCACCAACCACCATTTTGCCCAGTCCAAGCGCAGCCCGTCCGATACCGTCAAGGGCTGTATTGGTTCTGGCGTTGGTATCCTCCGCTTGGTTTGCGGTATCATCCAATGCCCTGTTGGCCTGTTCGTTTTCAATGGCTATTGTGCCAAGTAATCTAAATAGTTCCACGCTTCACCCCTCCCGTTTTAGGAAGGGTCAAAACGCCTATCATTCCGCTTGTGGTGCTGCTTTGAAGTTTAACCAAATACCCCTTGATTCCTTTACAATGTCCGCTGTCTCTTGCTCTGTGGGTTTATCCCTCTTGCTATCGTCCACGCTTGCCACAAAATCCGCATAGGATTTGTCATGCACCCGGAACAGCCAAACATCCCACAACATTTCTTCTTTCTTTTCTTCGTTGTACAGGTCAATCACCTTATCAACAAATTCAGAAAGTCGATGCGTCAGGATCATACTGTCAAGTAACTGCATGGGGCTTGCGTAACGCTGGAAAACAAGGTCAATAAACCTTAAATCCCCTACTTGAGCAATCCGACAAGACGCTGAAAAAAATCCTTAAATTCCGGCTTTTTGAACACATCCATGACCATTTCCACGAATACGATCATGTCAAGGCTTGCAATGTCCTTTACCTTCATGCCAGTAAGGCCAGCCATGAAATCATAGATTTCGTTCTGACAGTCGGGGATGTGGCTGGTTACCAGACAGGCAAGCTCAATCATCACCTGCATACCGACTGCATTTGCAGCGTTATCGTCAACTTTGCCGTCTTTCATGGTATCAGCAAGCAGCTTTTTCAACTCAGCAGAAGAAAACATCTTCTTTACTTCATTGATGCCAATCTTGTTGATAATACGCATCATTGCGAACAGGTCATTTGCATTCAGACTGCGCATAGTATAGGTCTTTTCCATGTTCGTTCCTCCTTAAAAAGTAAGGGCAGGAGCAAACGCCCCCGCCCTGTTTGTTAGGCTTCAGTCGGATAGTAGATATGCCAAGGCAGAGTATCAGCTTCGGGGCTGAGGTCTGCAAAGCATTCAAAGGTGAACTTCGGCACAGCCGCTTCCTTGTTCTTGCCTTCCAGTTCAAGGCCGCTGGTACACAGCGCATTGTCAAACACAATGATGATGGGCTTGCCCTCTACGGTCTTACCCACATAGCCCAAATCCGTTACATAATCGCCTTCATTGATGATTGCACGGCTCTTGATCTCGCTGTAGCCAGTAGCCGTTTCAGATGCAGCTTCGTCACCGATAACAGCCATCTTGAGGATTTCCGGCTTAAGTTCAATAGGATTGATTTCAAGGGTGGCAGTTTCGCCAACCTTAACCGTCAGACCCTTCACCTTTACCAGTGCGCCGTCTACAGGCACATCGTAAAATTCAGGCACGATAGACAGCTTGGAACCGCCAGAAGTGGCACAGATAAGGGATTCTTCAAAGTTCCAAGCGTCGCTTTCAAACTTCAAGCCCTTATGAATAGTGCCAGCACCCAGCATAACCGTCTTCGGGGTATCGGCAGTGATGCCGCTGGACTTAAATTCAGTACCAATGGTAGCCATTTATTCCACACTCCATTCTTGTACAGATAGATTGATCTTGATGCTCTTTAACGCCATATCCCCGGTTGGGACTTGCGTTGTTGAGCCATAAAAAATAGCAATCCCGTTCCCGTTGGGAAGGATTGCCGTTTTTGAGATATGCTTTTTGATTTTTGCTTTGGCTTCTTCAAGCAGCATCCACGATCCACGGGTATAGCCCCGGAGGATGAATGTGCTTTCTTGATGCCCGTTTTCTTCCCACGTTTGGGAATCGTGTTCGATGTAGTCCCCGGTAAAGTAGTAGCCTTCATCAGGCCAACCATTCTTGTTCCACCGCATCAACTCATAGGGGATGCCGATGGACTTTAGCAGGTTTTCAATGTATGCCAGTGCTTCAATACTCATCATTACAGCCCCTTTAGTTTGTTTTGCAAGTCACGTTTTGCTTTCGGGCTTACTGTAGTGAATGCTTTTTCAAGGGTATAGTTTGGCTCACGACCATTCGTTGCATAGGCTGTTTTCCCGTACTCTGCCTTAATGTAAGCCGCTGCCGCCTTGGCTTCTGTTTCATCCCTGTAATGGGTGCTTTCTTCATTCCTTGGTTCTTGGCCAGGAATGTATACCCACCAATCTTGACGGCCTTGTCTGCCGCCGTTCTTCTTTGTGTCAGCATGGGAGCCTGTGCCAAACTCTTCCCAGTAGGCCTGCTCCAACGTGTTGCCGACCTGTGCAGTCTTGCTTGCTTCGTCAACGTTATGGCTGTAACTGTCCCGCAGGGAGGTACGTTCGGCATTCGTCCAGCCCTCTGTGCTAGTGTTGCGCTTTGCGCTGGATTCTACAGCAGACGCAGTTTCATGCAGCCATGCAACAGCAAGGCTTTCAATTTTCTGCTTTACCTGTGGGCTGTAATCGTGAAAAACAATGTCTGCCACATCACAGCCCCCCCGTAAACCTCAGATAGATTTCCCAGTGCCTATGTAGCCCCATAGGATCATCAATCAAGGTCACATCGTAGGGCAGTCCATCAACCAGCATACGGCAATTCTCAGCCGTTATACCCTGCAACGGCACATAATCGGCAATGAAAACATGGGTGGATTCCTGCACCTTTGCATGGTAGTTGGTATACCGTGAATCGCCGCCAGACAGGTCAAGGAAGCCTTTCAAGGTCTGCGCATCCTGCCAGCTTACAACATCCTCACCAATGGCGTTTCGTGTGGTTGTTTTGGTCTGGATGGTTGCTTTTACATTGCCGCCAATCATACCATCAACCCCTGTCCGAAACGTGCCTTCATATACGGCTTCAGGAAGCCCATCAATGCAGCCGGGTAGCCAGCAATGGTATTTGCCGCCGTCTGGTCAACATAGGTCACAGAATGCCGGGAAAGGCTCTCAGACGCAATGCCAACCTTGTCACGGTTGCCCAGTTCCCATTTAACAAGGTTCACCACACCAAGCTTCACATCGGCAGGGTAGGCGATGGAATCACCCACCCTATACCGATGGAAGTTGTTGTTGGTGTACCCTTGAATCATGTTTTCCATCGCTTCAAGCCATACGGCAAGAACAGCGTCCGTTTCATCCGTTGTTACAAACGTTCTCAGTTCCTCAACGGTCATGATCATAGGGTATCAGCCCCTTACGCCTTGGTCTTGAGAATAACGACCTTGGATTCATTGGTCAGGGCAGGCATACCAAAGGCAGTGCAGATAACCTTATCACCCACGCCCTCTTCACGCTTATGCTCAACCAGATTGCCACGCTTGAGGAAGTAAGTCACGGCGGGCAGGTCATCTTCGGTTTCCGCATCGTTATTCAGCTTGATGATGGGGTTGAGGTAGAAGCCGTCTTCCAGCTTGACCTTATTGGAAACGACCACATCACAGCCAGCAATGCGACCAATGGAGCCGTTCATCATCACGCCGGGGGCGAACTTGTCAGCAGACAGGAACTCAGTGTCCTTGCGAAGCTGGGTCTTCTGCTTGGAATGAATCAGAATCACCTTGCGGCTATCCTCTTCCTCACCGAACATATCCACGCCATCCACGATAGCGGAATACTTGATAACAGCACTGGAAGCATCCACAATGTTCTTGGATTCATACAGCACAGCCACACGGTCATTATCCAGCTTTTCAGAGATGGACATAGCAATCTGGTTGGTAGCAGTACCCATAGGATTGCCATAACCAGAAAGCTGGGCTTCGTCAGTCAGCATAACGCCCTTACCAATCTTCTTGATGCCATACTGGGCAGTGGTAAAGGCCATCTTAGTAGTATCAATGGGCTGGCCTTCCTCAAGGTCTACAGCTTCACCGATATAGCCCCAACGGGGAACAGTCACAGTAGAGCCGGGAACACCGCTCAAGGTGTTGTCAACCTTGATATAGCCAGTCATAACAGCCTTCTTCTGAACCTTGGCGTTAATCATATCGCTAACAACCTGAGGATCAAACACATCACCATTTACCAGAGTAGTCACGTTAGTCAGTTCTGCCATTGTTTAGTCATCCTTTCATCATTTGGTCGTAAAGTTCCGGGTTTTCCTGTCGAAGGGCAACCCTGCTGCCATAGCCCATCTTGGCAAATTCTTCTTTAGTTACGGTCTTTTCGCCGTGTTCGCCATTGGTAGGCAGCTTGTTTTCAATTACCTGTTTCTTTCCCTCCGCTTCAAACTGCGTGGGGAACTGGGTCTTCAAACCTGCCAGCTTGTCATCCCAGCCTTTGATCTTGCCCTGTTCATCAAGGGTAAGTTCGCCCTTTTCCTTGAGCTTGAAGGTCAGATAATCCACGTCCATAGCCTTTGCAGCCAGCAATTCAACCTTGATAGCGGATTCCAGCTTGGTTTGTTCCAGTTCGGCCTGCAACTGGCTCACCTGCTGTTCATACGCACTGATTTTCTGCTGTGCATCCTCTTGGCCTTTGGTGGACTTTTTCAGCGTTTCAATCAGACCGTTCGCTTCCTCAAGCTGCTTTGCCGTGCTTTCGTGCTGGGTTTTCAGCTTGCCGTAGCGAATGTCAAGGTTTTCTTCGGAAGCCGTATAAATGCTATTGGCCTTCATATCGGCTTGAATCGCTTGAATCAGTTCGTCAGAAACGCCCTTTGCCTTCAAAATCTCAGTAATAGTCATGGTATCAATTCCTTTCTACGCTTTTTCCGTGGTTGCATCACGCTTGGAATAGGTGTTTTCCATCCCCCCGGATGTAATATAAAAAGCACATGAATAATCAAGTGCCTTTAAGCAAGAATCTTTGTCCATGTGTTTTTCCCGGCAACGCCATCCACTTCAAGCCCCTTTGCCTTCTGGTATTCCTTCAGTGCTTTAAGCGTATTGCTACCGAAAATGCCGTCAACCGTGCCAGCGTTATAGCCGTTCTGATTGAGCAGCCATTGCAGCACCTTGACCTGTGTTCCCTTGCTTCCTTGTCGTAAGGTGGTCATTGTAATCACCCCCGTAACAGTTGCCTTTTTCTGGGCTTCAGACGGGTTTTTCTGCGTCTCTTTTGATGGAGTGGAGGTATTCACCGCTTCGCCCGTCAAAACGCCGGGAAGTGCCGCCCAATGCGTCCATGTGCGGTCTTTAACAAGTGTTTTAACAACACCATACCTCGCCGCCCTTGCTTCCACAGCCCAGCCGCCACCAACATAAACCCCCGTATGGCTCATAACTCCCTTGGTGTTTATGTGGTACAGGATCACGCCGGGGACATCCGGCAAGCTGCCGATTGTCCCCTTTTGATCCCATGCCGTCTTCTTCCATTGGCTGTTAGCACCAGACACCAAAGCCTGACCGCCTGCCTTGCATGCATAACGGGTAAGCTGGGCGCAGTCATAAGCCTGTTTGTTATGCCATTTGCACCCGTTACAGGTGCTTTGTTTGCCACTCAGCACAGGGCAGTTAATGTAGATGTTCTTTCTTTGGTCTGGATAGGCTCCTGCACGTTCCTTTCGGAAAGCAGGTGTACATAGCTTTTCGCCATACCCTCCGTAGATATAAGCGCAGCCGATTTTGCTTATCGCATAATCAGCAATGGCCTTTCCTTTAGATGTCATCAGGATCATCGCCTTCAGTGGCTTCGTGTACTACTTCATCCGGCAGGATGATGGGTTCCACAGCAGCAGCCTTCGCATCCACAAGGCCTTCTGCGATGATATAAGCCAGCGCACCAGCACCAGCCATAATCAGCGCAACGATCTGCGTTACAGTATCCTCTGCAAGGCCAAAAGCCACAAGCAGCATACCAACAAATTCAGATACAGCCACCCACAGCTTACGGGAGGTCAGCTTGGTCTTCCAGTCAATCATGTTTCATTCTCCTTTCGTTTTTGGGCATTAAAAAAGCAACTTATCGAAAAAATAGAATAGTTGCTTTTATGTTTCTTGTTATGTTGTTGTGTTTTGTCTTATGTTACCGCTGCAACGGCAACACCCCTTTCAAGGCATATAACCCTTCCTTCCCTGTGCTATAATGTTGCCGGGAAAGGAGGTGAGAATGTGCCAAACGATGCTTTTAAGCTGCTTGAAAGCCTAATTGAGCAATACGGTTCGGGCAAGTTCGATGCTGCTATCATCAAAGACGAAAGCGGCTCTTACACATCCGCAGCCATATGGCTTTATCAAAATGATTACCTATGGCTCAATTCTTTTGTTCCGTTCGCCAGAGTGATGCAAAACGGCATCTATGCCTATCATGACGAAGCCCTACGCCGTAAAGATGAGCTTGAGCAACAGAAACAGGAAGAAGCCCGAAAGGACGCTGAACGTGCTTCTGATAGAGCGTATGCTGATGAGAATACTCAAAAGCATTTCCGTCACGATTGGAGGATAAACATATTCAACGTTACCGCTGGCTTTGTTCTTGGAATTGTAGCTGACCACTTGTTCGATATAGTAGGGAATGCTGTTCGGCTTGGGCGGTCTTTTCTTAAATGGTTTCAATCCCTGTTACCTCCGTAATTAACGAAAAATGTTCAGCCCTGTCAAGCTCCACCTTGGCAGGGCAATTCCATCAAAAAAGCACCATGCAGATGCAGGGTGCTTTACATTTTGAGTTTGCTATCAATCATTGTTAATATAGCACTATCTTTTCCGCTGTATTTCTTCTCACCAAGTAGATGGAGAGAAGCAGCCGCAAAAGACTTTAGAGGAACGCCCAGAAGCGTTTCATCGCTTTCGCTGGCTCGTTTTACCCCTTCAACGAAAGCTGCATTAAGCAAGTGGTGTTGCGTCCCTGCTAAAATGGCATTCAGAACAACAATCGGAACAGGCGAAGAAATACCACTCACAATGGCATCTACATTGCCTTTGTGCATGTCATCAATCCTCATCTGTGCCTTCGTCATACTTGCTCACCTCTTTCGCCTTCAAAGATTCGAGCCGTTCAACAATATCCTGCCTGCCAGCTTTCGTTGCCAAATCAATTTCGGCATCGTATGCATGAATTTCACGCTGCTTGCATTTTTCGGCATCCATGAATATTCGCATTCCGGGGAAGCCATCATCCCTATCATCACTAAAATGCGTGTATTCATGTACCCATGCGCTATAGCTTGCTGCTTTGCTGATTATGAACTGACCCGGTTTGCCCGGACGAAGCCCCGGCGAATATGCCATATCATCCGAACGATACAGAACATCAACCCCGGAAGCTTCCAATTCTTTCAGAATTTCTTGTATTTCTTCAGGATTGGATTCGATACCAGCACCAGTTACTTCACGCATTGGATCATCAACTGTATTAAATCGACCCATATGTATTATACCACTTTTTCCAGAATTATCAATGGTTTTGGGCGATTTTGGGGCGGCGGTTTTTGGCTTGGGAGCCGTCTGTTTGACAGGTTTCCCGCCCTCTTCTTCAGCCGCTTTCAGGTACTTCCTTTCAAACTCTTCAAACTGATCCGACTTATCCAGCCCGAAAAACTCAGCCCTCTTTTTCAGTTCTGCAAGCTCATCCTCATCCAGTTCCCACCTTGCCCGTTTAAGGCTTAGACAACGGCAGTTGCAGTCCTCACCAGCCGTGCCAAAATCCCCCGGATGCATCGGCCTATACCCGCCCACTTCAAACGGTTCATCCAGTTCCCGGATTTGACCATCAAGCATTCTGTGGTTGGGTCTGGTATCGCCGTCAAGGGTAGCGTCCCACTGCTTTACAAGGTCTGCTCCCTGTTCCTTTGCTGCCACAGCCGCATCCTGTGAGGATTGCTCATGGATTCTATGGCCTTCCGTTCTGGCAATGACCTTTGCCCTTGCAAGTGGGGCTTTGGTAGTATTGCGGATGTTCCGGGCAATGTCATCATAGGTCAGGCCAGATGCAAGCCCTCTTGAAAGCTCCTTGCTGACCTGCTTTGACATCTTCTTTGTATCAATGCCAAGCGCATCATACAGGGGAGATGTCAGCTTTGTATCGTGCTGTACGGCCTTTAGAACAGCATCCCGGTTGATGGGAATGATAATGGGCATGGACTGGGAATGAAGGTCATACATCGTGCCAACAAAGCCCGTTGTATATGCATCGTGCCTGTATTGGTCGATGGTCTGATACACGTTGGCATGAAGGTTTTCCACAATGGCAGATACCTGCTTCTGTATTACCTTCTGGTAGTCAATACGGTATACCGTGGACTGTGTTTCGGGCATGGATTGAAGCACCTGCAAACGCTCGTTAATGCCCTTTAATGCGTATTCAAAGTGTTCAGTCAGTGCATCCAGCACAGCCCGTTCCCTGTCCAATTTGACCTGTTCTACGGCCTTTTCTGCCTTATTCAATTACATCACCTTCAACGGGTGCGCTTTGCAATGCTGCTTCCACCTGTGCCAGTTCATCTGCTTCTGGGTCTGGCAGCTTGTCCTTGATGTCATCATAATCAATGTCAAGCTGTTCACAGATAAGCTGCATCAGCGTTTCATTGTCAAGCTGGCCTTGGATGTTCAGCAGGGTATTGATTTCCGTCTGCCGCTTCTGGGCTTCGGTCAGTTCAATCTGTGCATTCTCAAGGGCGTTCGTGGGAATCTGCCGTTCAAATTTGAAATACACATCCTTTTGTTGATAATCAGTGCCGTTGGCTTCGTTGATCTCATCCAGAACAATCTTCAAAAGCCGCCGAATGAACAGCTTGATTTGGGTTTCCAGCTTGTTTGCCTTCATTTCCAGCAGCGTATATGCGCTTTTAATGGCAACGCTGACTGTTGCGTTGGTATCCTTCAACCCCTCCGTATTGACAGCCATACCCATTCTAAAGATGTTCTTTTCGTCAATCTCCATCTTGGTCTTACGGGCTTCATACGGAATATCAAGCGTTCTGATTTCAACATCGCCACCCTCAGCGGTTCCGATATGCCGCTTAGTTTTAATGTTCATCATCAGTTCGTCAAGGTTGTCACCCTCAAAGCCTTTTACAACGTAAAGGGCTTCATTGGTATCTTGAATGTTGTTGGCAAGTCCGGCGTTCATCAGGTCATAGCTGTCAATGATGTCCTTAATGGGCTTCAATGCGCTGATCTGCTTCCTGTTGTAGTCCATACGGAAGAAGGGAATATAACCAAAGCCGTCATAATAAATGCAATCTTCACCGTCCTTTTGATAGATGATGTGCGGCCTTGGATTGGTTTCTTGGGTGCTGTCAGGCACGATTTCATCGTTGTCAACTTGGCAATAAAAATAGGTCTGGGATTCATCCCAAACCTGTATGCGCTTGATTTTCTTGTTGTCCTTGCCAACCCTATCAACATACCAGAAAATCAAATATTTGCAGTTATCAGCCGCTTCATTTTCGTTTACCTCAACAACGCCAAGGCTGTCTGCATACTGGAAAGCCGTCTTGCCTTCCTTGTTCTTGTATGCGTACATGGTATCGGTTCCCTTGATGATAGCACCCGTTACCATTTCTTCAAACTCAGCCCGGAACTCTTCGTTCTCATTGAAGTAAGCGTCCAGTTCTTGCTGTAGCTCTGGAATATCCGAATGCAGGAAGCCCTCTTCGCTCGAAAGCTCATACTGTACAAGCTGATCCACAATCTCTGTAAAGAACGGATGGGAAATGCGAATGTTACTACGGTACTTGTCTTCCTTTACGTTGCCGTTTGCATCAACATAGAACATCCGATAGTCCTTGATGTCATGTTCTGCTTCATAATACCTGACAGCGGTTTTGGCATACCGTTTCTTTTCGCTTGACAGGTCATTTTCAATAAAACGCTTGATCTCATCAACCGAAAGCAATTTGTTTCACCCCCTCTTACTCAAAACCATACTTTGCAAGGATGACCGCACATTCTGCATCCTTTTGGATTTGCTTCCTCTGTCCGGACGGGAGAATCGAAAGAAATTTAGCAAAATCCGCTGCCGCTTCTGCGCTCTTGGCATTTGCCGCATTGTAGGCAAATATCTGCTTTCTCTTTTCCTCCGGCACATTTGCCCACTTTTTACTCATCGGAGGTCACCCCCAAAAGGAGCATTTCGATGGTTTCTTCTAGCATCAGCAATCGTTGCTCAGTAGTGGGTTTGTTTTTTTCATTCTCGATTTCTTCAAGTTCTTCCGTGGTGTATGGAGTGTATGTGTAAATCGTTATTTCCTCATCCCACGCATCCACGCCCGGAATGGCTTGCTGCTCAATGATCTTGCGACGGGAAATGCCGCCATTGGGATGATGTTTTTCCTCCCAGCGGCTAACCTCTTCAACGGGTGCAACTGCTGCATGATGTTCAACCCGTGTCGAAGGCACAAGCTTGCCCAATGACAAATCGTACTCATTAATACGATTTCCGTTAATATCGTAAACTTCCATCTCTTCCCTCCTTACGCCGTGCGCTGCCAGATGTTTACCGCCAAATAAGGCGGCAGGTTATTGTGAGGTTCGCCGTTGCCTTCATAAGTGACACGCACCTTATATTGCGAGAATGATGTTACGGAGTTGCTTAAGCCGCCATATTTATCTGAGGTTACTGTTCCATCTTTGCCCAAATTCATTGCCGTGTAGGTTGCGCCGCCGTCCAAGCTGTACTCAAGGTCATGACTGTGCTCAGGCATTTGGCTTACTTCAAGTTGCACCGCTGCTTCGCCGCCCGTGCTCCCCAGCGCATAAGTCGAGCCGGATTGGATGACCGTCCGTCCCTCCTCCAGCAGCTCCCATGTGCCGCCCCAAACCGCTGCCGGTTCTACTGTGTTTGCAAACGGCACGATAATCCCAACCGGGTACAGCTTGTCGAGCAAATCAGCGTTTGCCAATGCACCCACATCATCTGCTGTCGGCATAGGATGCACATGGTCACCACGGGCAACGCCATTCGCTGCGCCGGGGTTTGCAGTGCCAAGGGCTGACGGACTGCTTGCGAAATAATCAAGGCCGTCCACAGCACCTGTAGCACCACGGGATGGTCTCCCGCTGTCTACATATTCGCCAGCATCCACATCGTACACATACCAGTTTCCGTTATCGCCTATGTATGGGGATTTGGAAGCAACCACTTCAGCCCGTCCCGCTGCATCATTAGCCGTTTGGGCTGCATCGTTTGCCGCACTTGTTGCATTGTCGGCATTCCCTGCTGCCGTGGTTGCTTCCTGCGCTGCATTGTTCGCTGCCGCAGTGGCTGTATTGGCATTGCTTGACGCTGTGTTGGCCTTGCTGGCTGCGCTATTGGCAGATGCAGCAGCAGTGTTTGCACTGGTAGCCGCCGCTTTTGCGTCCTTTTCGGCCTGATCCATGCTGTCAATCATATTCATGATGTCGGTAACGCCATAGACAACCCTGTTGCCGTCAACGATGTTCCCGGAGGTTGTGCGCCCAATCTCACCGTCAAAAATAGCCAGCGTGTTTTCCTGTGTGCTTACGGCTGTTTTGATAGTAAGTGTAAACGCACCGTCATACACATAGCCACTTTTTGGTACAATCACGCTGGCTTGGTTGTCCTCTACCTTTCCAGCAATTCTGATCGTTTCATCATTGGGCATAATCAGATAGCCAACAACCGTACAGCCAGTCAGCGTGACTTCTTTCCCATCTTTTTTTACGCCTACTGAAAATGTGTTGGCTTTCTCATCCCCGGAACCCATCACCAAACCAACGTTTTTTCTGCAAATCGGCTTGGATAGGTCAATATCCATATGTTGCAGCTTGTAATTGTCCATTGTTTCACCCCTTATACCAACCATTTCTTAACTTTTCGCCAGCCCTCAACGCCGTAGCGCAAAGCCGCCATAGCGTCATCTTGGAACGGCACAGGCTCATCAAGGTATTCACCTGTTTTTTCGTCCTTTTTCCATTTCCATTGCTGCAACTCTTTAATGGTGTTAACGCAATGAGGATGGATATAGATTTTTCGCTGTTTCAGCCAGTCTATTTGAGCTTTTACAGAACCAGCAGAACCACCTTTGTCAACGCCTTTTGCCCTGTTAAAGCCGCCTTTTTGCCACATCTTGATTCGGTCAGGCTCTGCGCTGTCGCACCACATCTGCCTGTTCTTCGGTATCGCCTTCGCAATGGCAGCTTGAATGATTTCTGATGTGTCCTTTTCGAATAGATAGATTTCATCAAGAACATACACGTTATCATCCCTGATACCAAGCAGTAGAATGGCGTTGGCGTGGTTAAAGCCAAAGTCCTGACCAATGGCAATATCGTCATAATCGTTAAGGTTTTGGGATATGTCCTCAACCTTCCAGTTGTGGAGGATAAGGCCACTTATTTCGCCCCATTCGCCAAGCCCGTATATTTGATAACCTTCCGGGTCTACTTCCTTTCTGCGCTCCATACGCATTCTGTATGCGTCATCAATGAAGCGGTTTGTCAGATAGGTGCTATGGTGCGTCAATACGTTCGGGTCAGGAATATCAAAAAAGACCTTCTTGATCCAGTGATTGCTAGATACTGGGTTAAAGGTCATTCTGATCTGATAAAATTGTCCTTCTGGTAGTTCGCCACGAAGACGGTCATCAATGATTTCGATATCAGCTTGAGTAAACTCCGTTGCTTCCTCAAGCCAAACATCTGTAAGTTTGCCCTTTTGGAATGTAATAGATTTGAGCTTTTCACGCTGCTTTTCGTCATTCATTCCACGGAATATGATTTGGTTCCCGTTCGTCTTGCAGGTCAATTTCAAGGGTGACATATTGACTTGCCAGTATTGTTCGGCTTTATCGCCAAACATACGGTAAATTGCGCCCGTAAGCTCTGCAAAGGTGCTGTCACGGTTGGTTATATCGGATTTGCGAAGGGCAACAAGGTTGCGACCTTTGTCCCTCATAAGACGAAGGATATAATTCTGTGCCGTGTCAACACTCTTGCCTGATCCTGCACTGCCTTTCATAACGATATAGCGTTTTTGGCTCATGTTTACGGGTTTGAAAACGGGGTTGGCTTGAACGCTGATGTTCATTCAGAACCATCCCCATAGTCAACTGTGATATTCAAATCCATATCAACAGTCTGTTCCACCTTTTCAATGAATGCGCCTTGCATCTTGCCCAGTGTGTTGATAGCGTTGATAACATCCTTGATGGCTGGTTTCTTTTCAACCTTCGTTGCCTGTGTCATAAAATCGCCTGTGGATTCCATGACAACCACTTCTTCTCCAAGCTCCTGCCGGATGATAGCCGTTAGCTTCTGTTGCATTTCGGTAATATCAGCAATGGAAGCGGCCTTTACTTCCTCGGCAAGCTCCGCAAGCCTTTCTTTTACCTTAGGATTTCTTAATAGCTGACTTGCGCAAGCATCAACAGACGCATCTGTTTTGCAATTATACCCTGCGTTTTTATATGCCTGTCTGGCGTTGCCTGACTTGGCATATTCAACGCAGAAGGCTTCCTGTTTAATTGATAACGCCAAACCAAACACCGCCTTTCATTCGTTTGTTACCCCAGCCCCCACCCTGCCGGAGGAAATCCCGCCCACTTAAAATGTGCGCACATCCACTTGTAAACATAAGAAAAGCCCAACGAGTTTCCCCGTCAGGCTCTTGTGTGTTTTTCAACACATTAGCATTATATCATGGTTGTTACTATCATTTACTATCATTCTGATGCTTTTTGTAAATTTCCCAGAAGTGGTTAAGCGCAAAACCGTGCATTCTAAACGCTTGTACTTCTGAATAGGGAATACGCTTGATAATCTGATTCCAGCTTTTGCCGTTGATATATCGCTCAGTCAGAATCAGCTTTTCCCATTCATCCTCCAATTCCTCAATCAGCATCAGGCGTACCGTCAAGGCTTCGGAAAGGTTGTTGATGGTACGTTGCAGCCGTTCTTCTGTTTCAATGCCCTTGATAACGGCATTCGCCATACCATCCTTCATGCTGGTTCCGCTGACCCGTTCGGCGGTCAGCTTGCTTGTTGCCCTTGTGGCGGTTTCTCTTATGTATTCCAGTTCTTCTTTCAAATCCTCCAAGCGTTTCTTCATGGCCGGGTAGGCCGAAAGATACACCTTCGCCGGATGGATGGATTTCTTTTGTTTGTTTTCCTGCATCATGCGTCCTCCTTTAATTCCTGACCTGTTAAAAAGGCAAATCCTTGATTGTGGCATTGTGGGCATTCCAATTCTTTAAGCAAGGTATCCGACTGATACACCGCTATCCAACGCTTACCACACTTCCAGCACATAACCTCAGACACGGAATGTGGCATATTGGCCTCGAAGTCAAGGATGTTATCTTCCCTTGCACATGGCGCACCGGGCACACATGCAATGCACGTTAATCCGGTTGTGGGGCAGATTTTACCCATTGTAAGTTTCCTCCTTCGGCGGTTCGGGCAGGGGCTGCCACTTGATTGCGATCCGATCTTTTCGGCTGTTCGGAACATAGAAAAACATGCTTTTGTCCTCGCTACGCTCTTTGTCTTGACAATGGTATCCGATAAACATCCCGCCCCTTGCACCGATGCACAAAACCACTTTATTCGGTTCCGGCAGCTTTTCCGTCACAGGAATCCACCGATGCACCGTCACGCCGTTGGCGAGAAGATAATCCGCCATCTCCTCGTATGTGTGGTAGCCATACGGCTGGCATTTCAGTATCTCCACCAGCTTTTCCCGGTCAGTCATCGTCCTGCACCTCTCTCATTTCAGGGATTGCAAAGTAGTAATAAGCATAGGTCTGATCGAAATCGTCATCCTCGTCATACAGATACAACGGATGGTTTACTAGTGCCGAGTTCGGGTAATCCTCACGATTTCCACCACCTGTGCGGGTGAAGATGACGATTTTGTCTTCCTCATCAACAATCCAGCAGTCTCTGAATCGCTCAATGTCCATTTCTGTAAGTTGCAAAACCGAAAGAATCTCTTTTACGCCCGGGTTTTTGCCAAAAATCAGTTCACGTAAAGTCATTTGTCAATCAACCTCCGTATTCTCCGGGCAAACGCCACGCCATTCGTATCCGCAAGGGTACTTAGCGCAAGGGCAATCCAATTTGCAAGTGTAACAGCAACCCGTACCCTCGCATTCTTCTTGGTTGTTCCTGTATTTGCAGTCAAAACACTCCCCTGAGTACCAAAGGTCTTTTACAGCAGCATCCCTTTCCCGCTTGGCTGTTTCCAGTTCCGCTTCAAGCTGCCGGATGTAGGCGAGGGCATCAACACTCATTGATGTGTTTTTGTAACCCGGAACGTACACCGGGCATCTATCGCACTTGAAGTCGCACTTTTCATCAAAGGCTTTTTTCATGCATTCCAAACTTTTCTTGATCTCGTCAGGCGTTTTCATTGCTTGCCCTCCTGTTCCAAGCGTAAATTGCATCTTCTCTATTGGGATACTTCCTGCCAAATACATATGATTCCGATGCAATGCACCTACCTTTGCTATTGCTGCACACCACATAATATCTAGGTGTTGCGCTCTGCTTCAAAGATGAGATGTGCGCAACATTTCCGCAGAATGGGCATGGCTTCAATTCGTTCATTCCGCTCCCTCCTTCAGCACCAGCGCAGCCGTCCATTCAAGGGTAGCCGCTTTTCGGCTCAAATCGTTAAGTTCTTTTTCCGTTATGCCCTTCCTGCGCTCTGCATGACCAATGCAAATTTTGGTGTTTTTGATCTCCCTGTACAAATAATCCAAGGCTTGTATCCACATGGGCGTATTCTCTGCCATTGTCAAAACCCACCCTTCGCCACAATATCATCATAGATAGCCTTTACTTCTGTGCAGGTGGTTTCCAGAAATTGCGCCATGTGCCTTACGGAAAACGTACCTGCATATTTAGCAATGTACCCACGCTTTCCACCATTGCGAAGCACAGCCTTTTGGA